GCCAGTTCCGCATCATAGTATGCCTGCAAGCGCTCTTTTATTCTCTCAAGCCTTTCTTGGATGCTCTCCATGCCGTCGCACCTCACAGATCATATTTTTTTATGCAGCCGTAGCGTCTCTTCGGCTGCTCTTGAACCTTAATTTGTTGAGACTGCGGTTCTTGAGATTTGCAGATCCTCTTTTCAAGCGCGTCAAAGTCAGGATTCATCAGACGTAAGGCTGCAAGGTTATAAACACGAAGGTCAAGCGGTTCATTTCTCTTGTCAGAACTGATATTTTCCCAGGAGACGACTATCCTGCCTTTGACCTTTCGTACAACCTGACGCTCGGATATGAGGCCTTTGAAATACTGATGGTCGTATCCACGCTCCTCCTGAAGCGGGAAATGGAAATACTTCGGGCCAGGTTTCTGTATTTTCAGACGCTGGACCACGGCAGCTTTCCCGGAATCGACGCCCAAAAGCACAAGCGGCAGCTTGTATTTGTTGTTTCTCGAGATCTTGTAAACCAACGGAATACCGGAACCGCCCTGCCCTCGTATCGGGAATACACGCAGCTGGAGCCTGTCGAGGCAGTAGCGGTATACTTCGTCCGTGAAATGACCGCCTGAGTCGATGCACGTACACGATACGCACATGCCTGTTCCGTCTCTGCGCATCCATGTCTTGTTCAGCTTGTCGTCAAGCTGCATCCACGTGGTTTTATCGTCAGGCCTTCCCCAGATGATGCCCTTCTCTATGCCCCATGACTCTTCGTTTTTGCCCCACCCTGCGATCTCGTATTCGAGCCTGTCGTCCTGCGTGTCGGCCGCAGCCGTGAGAAGAAGGACGCCGTCGGGGACTTCCGCCTCATATTTCTCACGTCTGGACATGAGCACGGTTTCGTCCTCGATATCTCCTCTTTCTTCCCATGATTCACCCAAAATTGTGTTAACAAAGACCTTGAACCGCTCGGGATCGTTCTTTGACTCGAGGAATTCCTTGATTATCTCCTTCCATGAGTGCCAGGGCGAGACGAAAGAATTGAGATGGAAGCTCCTGATGCCGTTTACTATGGCCGCAGGATTCTCTGCGATCCACTCAGCAGGCTGTCTTTTCATGGTATATTCATCGAATTCACCGCCACAGTCCGGGCATCTCCACCTTATATCTTCAATGATGTACGTCTTCTTGCCTGCAATCTCTTCACATCTGTGCGTGAATCTTATGTCACGAAGCACAATGAGGTGGTAGTTGCCGCACTTTGGGCATCTGACGCAGTATTTCTCCCTCGTCCCGAGCTCGTATTCGGCCTCGATTCTTGATGCACCACGTATTGTTGGCGTTGAAGTGAATATCTTTTTGCGGTTCCAGAACGTTATGGTCCGTTTCTCTGCGAGAGATATAGGATCTCCTTCACCGCCTGCACTCGACGGATACCTGTCTACCTCATCGCAAAGAAGTATGCGTATCGGGCGACTTGCCAGACCTGCAGGGCTGTTCGCCCCTCCCATGGCCAGGAAACCGCCGGGGAATACTTTCATAAGAATTGTGTTGTTTAAGTCCCTCGTCTTCGAGTCGGCCACCTTGGCGCTCAAGACTTTGGTATCCTTCACCATTGGGGTTATGCGACGTTTGGAATAGTCCTGTGTAATCTCAATTGTCGGTTGTACCAATAGGATAGGTGCAGGATCGACGTCGATGTAATACCCGATGATGTTGTTAAGTATCTCAGATTTCCCTACCTGGCTGCTTGTCATAACGACTATTTTCTCAACCTGAGGATCCGTCACGGCATCCATTATTTCTCGCTGATACGGTGCCCTGTCTGTCCTCCACTGTCCCGGTTCTGCAGAGTTCTCCGGCGACAGCTTCCTGTACATGTCGGCCCATTCGCTCACTGTGATCTTAGGCGGAGGAGCAACGCTTTTAACTATCCTGCTGAACAGCTTCGCCGTTTTCGTCAGAGTCGTCATCTTGCTCATTCCCACCATCCTCGACCATGAAAGGCGTAGGATCATAATCCTTGAGTTCCGATAAGGCCTCCATGAGCTCGGTTTCTATGATGCTGCTTATCTCGGCTAGGTTATTCATGCTAATGAGCTTAGGCGCCAGCTTCTGAGGAATGCCTAAGATACGGTTCCTGAACACCGTCAGCATGTTGGTCATGACCATCTCGACGTCTGCAGCATCGTGCATCTGGTTCTTGAGTTTGGCGAGATTTAATTCGGCCATCTCACGCTTGGCCGCTTCATGCTTTGCCCGTTCCTCCCAGTAAATCGACTTGGACTCCTGACCTTCCGGATCGCTCTTACCCGACCTCAGGAATTCGATGTATTTGATTACGTTCGTCTCAAGCGGCCAGCGACCGGGAGCACGCCTTTCGAGCACACCCTCCTTAGCCAGCTGGTTAACGTATCTACTTGTAACACCAAACACCTTGGCCAGACAGTCCGTGTTTACTATTACACTGGAGACATCTGTTTTAACAGACATATTAACCACACCTTTATGCAATAAAAAACACCAACGCATTTAATGTGTTGGTGGAAGGAAGTGAGGTCAGAAAAGCTTGACACCCAGGTGAAAATCGGGGCTCAAAGCTATCGCATACCTTTTTGTTCCGAAAGAACCCGCCTGTTCTATGCGTTCTATATTGTGAAGTTTGCCACATATTTTCACTGGTAGCCTCGGCCATAGCCAGAGCCTTCTGTTTTTGTTCTGCTGTCCATTCGGCCACTCTTACCACCTACCTATATAAAATAACCCGTAGGACCTTTTCTTAAAGATGGAACATATTTCACACCGGGCCCCGCCCCTGCCTCGCTATGGTGTGAACTACCCTCCGTTTCCGGCACCCTTCAAAATATGGCAGAGGACCG